GTTGGTAGCCCAGGCTGCAATATCACCAGCTTGTGGACCCAATCTCATTGGTGTGTCACCTACTACGAACAAAGTATTATTGCGTTCGTCGCTGAGTGCTACCATGTCAGGTATCAACTCAGGATATCCTGTGCAAGCAGCAAGATTGAATTGTGCCTGTTCTTCACGCAGTGTCACACTAGTATTGATACCAGATTTCAATGCAGCAACGATCAACGCACGTTGAGCAAAACGTCCCATGTAAGGTGATCCATCTGCGCGGTTTCCAGATGCTGTGACCCAGCTATTGGTTTCCAACAGATCCCAATACGAAGTTTGGGTGGCAGGATTTTGATCTGTGCCGGCTTGGATAGCCACATACAACACAGTGTTATACAACACCTGATCTCCCACAGCATAAGTGGTGCTACTGTTCCATGTAGAATAACTGAAACTCTGAGCGTTGAAGTAATCAACTTGGAAGCTCTTGACATTGAATCCAGAGCGACGTGTGTTCCACAATAACATACCTGCGGGGTATAAGGTGTAGTCGGGTGCATCGACATCCAAGTAATCGCTTGTGAGCAATGTTGTGATACTAGGCAAGTTATCAGTGATAGGATTCACAGTGCCGGTAGTGCTCCAACGTGCATCTGCAAACAAGATACCATTTGAACTTTGTTGATCGGTGTTATCGATCAACACCCATTGATTCACGCCATCAACTGCTTGCCAACGGTATAACAACGGATATAGTTCAAGATCCGATGTGTTCACCCACAGATCGCCGTATACCAATGTAGTTCCATCAGTCTGTGTGGTGGGTGCTGTGACAGCAATAATTGGTCCAGTAGGATTGGTTGCATTTAGATTGTAACCACGTGTGTCGTTGTAATCATTTTGATAACCTACCCATCCTGAGCCAGTATTGATCATGATATCAACTTGGTTCACTGTTGAGTAATACCAATATGTGCCGTCGGCAGGATCTTGGAAAGGTGCCACACTGTCGGCTGTGTAAACTAATGGAATCCATCCGCTGAGTTGCAAATATGCGTCGGCATTGCCATCAATAATATTGCGGCAACCTGTGGTGCTGGAAGTGAATCCGGCATCAGCAATAGGAGTTCCTGTGACTTCTTGTAACAGAATCACGCCGCCTTGGCTTTGAGTAAACACAATGGCGCCGGAACTGTTTACACTGGCGCTGACATATGGAAAACCTGCAGAACTCACAGCGGTTACAAAGTCAGACACAGTATTACCATTGATAGTCACAGTCACTGTGCTGGTAAGAGAAGTAGAATTTGCGATACTTGTGGTGATAGTGAACTGATCACCACTGGTCACTACCGGAGTGCTAGTGCTGCCAGTAATCACTGTTGCACCAGCTGGACTGCGTTGGAATACCTGCAAGGTGTAGGTGCTGTTGTAAGGATATGCTATCACATTGCTGGACACAGGATCCACATTGTATTGTGTGTAGGTTGTGCCGGCAGGAATATTTTTACCACCGCCCGATGGATCAAGAGCAGCGTTGGCGTTCCAGTCGTTTTCATAAACAGGAGCAGCTTGTTGAACCCATTGTCCCAATGTGGTGCTGTATTTTTCTACAGCCATCAAAGTTCCGAGATTTTGTGCAGTGGTCTTGTTCCACACACTTCCTGTTGGACGTGGTGTGGCGTCGGTTGCTCTCCAACGTGGATTTTGATAGTTAGGGCTTTGTTGCAGACCGGGTGCGTAGTATGTGACTTCTGCTGTAAGACCCAAAGTGGTCAACAATCCTGATGTTGATCCAGTAGAGCTGATCAAGATGATGCCGTCATCAGCAGTTGATCCATCAGCTGTAGCTGTGCTATCAGCAAACAAGCACAGTTTATTATCAATCACAGCAGAATACACACCAGTGATAGCAGCAGTATTGATAGCACCGCTAAGTCCTTGGATGGTGTTATTGGTTGATGCAGGAACAGCCACTGAGGTGCCATTGATAACGATAGTGTTTCCAGCAGTGAGTGTAGTAGTCACAGCATTGGCACCCTGGATAGCAGGATAGCTTAATTTCCAATCGTCAGTTCCGACCAGGACCCAGGTGTTGTAAAGATCGCTGAGTGTGGTGGAATTTACACCTGGGTCTGCCAACACAGCACCATTCTTGTAATACATAGGGTTGGAGGTGCTGGTTGCCACCACAGCATAATCGCCAATGTTTCCGTAATTTTGCAACGGAGCACCATTGAGTGTGTCCGAAGTAGAGGTGATCACGCTAGGAACCACAGCACTAAATGCTCCGGTGGTTTGATTCCATTCAAACAAGCCCCATTGGGTTGATGCGGTATCTAACCAAAATGACCCATTAGAGGGTTCACCAGTTGGACGGACCAGCGTGGCAGTGAGTTCTGTAAGATCAATGTCCACACGTTGAACGTATGCACGGTTGGTCACACCCAATGCTGAATAAGCAGCTAACAGTCCATATTCATTGAGTTCATAACCATTGATCGGAGTGCCAATAGTGGTTTTGTAGAAGAACGGATTGCCAAATGTGGCGGAAAGATCTCGTTGACTGGTTATCAGATACACGCGATTTGCGTTAACTGCTAGAGTTCCTGCTGCTACTCCTACTCCTGATCCCGATACTTTGTTTTGCGCTGTGCCGATCAAAAAGTAAGGGACGGAATTGGTGGCTGCTGGTAAGTATTGACTTTCATCGATTACTGTTACCTGCACGCCAGGTGATACTAATGGTGCTGTTGCCATGTTGGCTCCTTTAAAACTGTTACAGATATTTATCGGATGACCACAAAACATGGGGTGTTGAGGAGCCCTTTGGCAAAGGTTTGTGACATAAATACTGTATGAGACCCATATGCACAGCCTGCAATCAACGTCCAGTAGCAGTGAACTATCATCGAGCTGATGTCACACACTACAGAGCCAGATGCGATCATTGCATACATCGAGGTAAGAAGATCAAACCTCCTGATGCGTTATGGAAGAAAGCCGGTTACAAGAAAAAACCCACATGCGATCGCTGTGGGTTTAAACCTAGATATGCTAGTCAGACGCTAGTATATCACATGGATGGCAACATGCGGAATGTTGCTTTAAACAATCTCAGGACTGTGTGCCTGAATTGTGTGGAAGAAGTCAAGCGACTAGACGTTCCTTGGGTGCCAAATCCACTGCAAGCAGATCGCTGAGTTGATCATATAATTTAGCCACGTTACTGTTGTTCTCTACCACATGGTCAAACGTGGTGCCTGCCCAGCTATATTCACTGGCATGAACTCCTTCAGAATCTAACCAACGACGTGCTGCTTCATCACCGTGATTGGCCTTGGCTGCTATGTCATACCAATGAGGAATGATTCCACGCTGGATCCAAATCACACGCCCGCCGATATTTTTGATAGCAGCCACTTCATTGTAGAATCTACAGTCTGAAATCACAATGTTGTCTGAGCTTTTCCGCAGTTTGTTTTCCAAACTGGCAATCCAGATATCCGTGTGGAAAGCATTTCTGCCCACTTCTGTGCCCCAGTGTTGCAGTATCCAACGTGGTGTTAATGTAGGCATGCCAAGGCGTTGACTCCACCAAGGATCCACTTGCTCGCGCCACTCACGGGCTTCTTTTGTGCGGCCCTCTAACAATTCTCGATCCCATCCAAACACTGCTGCCACAGCGTCTTTGAGTGTGGCTGCAAATGAGTCACGACGAAAGCCGTGAAAGTTAACAAGATAGTCAGCAGCAGTGTCTTTGCCTGCGCCGATGAATCCGCAGATTCCAATGATCATACCAATTCCTTTACATTTAGATGTTTTAGTGTGGCCTGCAATAAATCAATCTGTCTGCGGCAATCTTCCAGTGCGTGATGGCTTGCAGCGGGCTTGCCTAATCCTGGATATAGCGCATACACAGTTCTAGCATCTCTTACTCGATAGTATTGCCATGGAAGTGGGCGACCATGACTCTTGTAAGCATGCTCAAGAATGTTCATGTCAAAAGTAGGACCGTTGGCCCAGATTGATTTTGATTTCCAAATCAGTCGGCCCAGTTCTTCCAATGCTGTGTCTAGCGGAATACGATTGTCTGGGCCAAATGCTTCTTCTTGTGCTTCTGGCGGTTGGGTAGCCCACCACTCAATTGTGCCCTGTTCGATGTTGCGATCAGGTTGACTGTCCGGATCAATTCTAGCATAGAATTGTTGCGTGTGATAGCCTGTGCTCAGTGGGTCAAAACTTTGAGCAGCAATGGTTAGAATACAGGCTTCTGGGCCTGTGCCTACCGTTTCAATATCAATCATTAGATCAGCCATGTGCTGATTATAACACAATTATTCAGCGATGTCTAATTTAAAATTGTCCAAAATCCATTCTCTCATAGCGTCTCTACTGGGATGAATTATGTCAGACATTCGAGTTGGATCTGAGATCGCCCATTCATACAATGTGTTCTGGGTTTGAATTTGATTCCAATCTATTAGTTTATACATGGGAGATGTTACATCTGCTTGGCCAAAAAATGATTCTTGCCGGAAATATCTTTTATAGATGTCGTAAGCAAAAGCCATTTTGTAAGATATATTTTGGTTTGATAAAAAACTTTGTGCAGTGATAATACTACGAAAAGTGCGGTCGCTGAGATAGCTGCTGTCAGCTTCTAGGTATTGATTTTTAATTAGTTCTCTAATAACATCCGGATATTGTTCTCGATCATTGGTCCATAGTCCTGAAATTCCTCCCGAATGATACCACACTGTTGATCCTAATTCGATAGAAAATCTACAGTCACCTATTACCGCTTTAAGGTTTTTACTGACTGAAACGTCTATTCTGTTGATCCCAGACCACAACACAAACACTTGATCATATTTTTTAATTGAGCATTCGTAGAGTAATCTTGCGGCTATAGACTCGTTGCCGGAACCGGGTGCGGCAGCTACTCGAATATCAGGATGCAAATTCCAATTAATTTTGTTTGTGTAATGATCCCATGGCAAACTACTGCAAAAACTGCAACCTATTATTAGTGTGGTCATTACCCAATCACAAAGGTCAATGGCTGTGAACCATCCACATAGTTTACCAATTGCTTGATGAGATCTGCCATCTCTTCTTTTGCTTCAGCTTTCATGGCTGTTCCGTTCAATGTGCCTCCGCCATTGGGCCCGGCAATAGTGCCAAATTTCTCACGTGCCTCACCAATGATCATCTTACACGCTGCCACAGTGTAATCCCTGATCCATTGCTGTATTTGAAAGTCGGCCAACAACTGTATCTCGGGTTTGAGGTTGTAGGTCCACAACAATACAACTTCACCACCGCCTGCTGGATTGCGGATGATTTGCAGTTTCTTTGTGACAGGATTCCAGGTGTAGTTTAGGAATCCACCAAACATCCTAGCAGCCAATTCCACATATTGACTATAGAAATCGTATGTGGCAAGACCACCCGATTGGTTGAAGTTGATCAAGTATACATTCATCTGTGCTTGACTGAACGGATCAAAGTTTGAGCCCATGGGCCCCGATGCTATACCAAAGGTGCGTTTGAAGATCTGTCGCACACTCTGCACTTCCTGCGGCAGAGTGTAGATGTTTTGCTGGTTGACCAACTGCATGAAGCTGTATGATTCCTCATATGCAGCATTAGCCCGTTGGCGGTAAGTGCCAATGGTCTTCTGATATGCTGCTTCAAAGTGAGCCGGATCCAGTTCAATGTCAATGATCTGGCTGCCCAGTTGCAGGCGCACATACTCAAAAAGGTTGTTTTTGAGTGTTACTAGGTCTATTGGTTGTTGTTCTTCCATTGGGGACTCCGTCCCCAATATTTAGCACATTACCAGACCTTGAGG